GCGAGATGCCCATGATGGAGGAAGAAATGGGCGGAATGCCGCAAGATATGCAACAAATGTCGCCAGAAATGGGTATGATTCCACCAGAATCGGCTGAAATGCCGCCGGAAATGATGAATATGCCGCCCGAGGAACCACAACTGTGAGCTGCGCTAATTTTGTAGGAATACTGTTTTTAAGCCGAGATGTGGCGCATTCAGTGCATCTGAACACCCGCAGCTATGCCAAACACAAGGCGTTGCAAAAGTTTTACGACGGCGTGGTGGATTTGGCGGACAAGTTTGCGGAAGCCTACCAAGGCCGGCACGGGCTGATCGGCGCTATTGCGCTGCAATCGACCAAGAAGCCAGGCAACATTGTTGAATTCTTGCAAGACCAGCTTGAAGAAATCGAAAAGATGCGGTACAAGGTGGTCGATAAGGCGGACAGCCCGCTGCAAAACATCATTGATGAGATTGTCGGGTTGTATCTATCCACGCTGTACAAATTAAGGTTCTTGGCATGACCGCGCCGGTTTCTCAGACAAAATTTGGTAAGAACGAGCCGTTTGAGCTACAAGTCTCACGCAGCGAGATTCCTAACCACCGTAATGTCACCGTGTTTGGTTATAACGCGGATGTTGACACAACCGAAGTGACCGTATGGCCGCTGCCATCCATCATTGTGCATCCAACAGCCGCGCTGCAGATGAAGGTAAGCTCGACCAACGCCAACGACACATCGGCGGGCACGGGAGCCAGAACGATCGTCATTCAAGGGCTTGACGCCAACTACGCCGAGATAACGGACACGGTTACGCTAAATGGCCAAACCGAAGTATTGACGTCAAAACCGTTTTTGCGAATTAATTACGCTTATGTCGCCACAGCAGGCAGCACAAATTCAGCCGCAGGCGACATCTATATTGGCACTGGCACAGTAACCGCCGGTGTGCCAGCTACGGTTTACAACATCATTAAATACGACTTTAATAACACCGTTACCGGGCATTACACGATTCCAGCAGGCTACACCGGCTATCTGTCGCAAGGGCTATTTTCTGCGGGGCAAGCCTCGGGGTCAACTCAAGTTCGCGGGCGGCTGTTAAGCGTAGGCACCGACGGCATCCGTCGCACTGCAGCGGTCACCACGGTCAACAATGGTGCAGCAGACTATGTGTTTGAGTATCCGTTGCGAATAGAGGAAAAAACAGATATTGAAGCTACCGGCGTAGGCAGCGCCAATAACAACGGCGTCTCTTGCATGTTCATTATTCTTTTGGTTAAAAACACCACAAACTAATTATGGCAAATTACACCTACATCACCGCGTCTACCAACATCAAGCCGATGGCCGGTAAGCTAAAAGGCATATTCGTTAGCGCCGCATCGAGCACGCCGACCATTACGGTTTACGACTCGGCAGCCGCGACAACCACCAAAACTATTTTGGGTGTGTTCACCCCAGCGGCAGCAACATCGTATATGTTGCCGCTTGACGGGGCGTATGCCCGAGACGGAATTTATGTGGTAATTGGCGGAACAGTTGCTGCAACAGTAATTTGGGAGTAAATTCCCACCAAACCGAACTGACGCGGTACGTCAGGGATTCTTTAGGAATCGACAATGTCTGAAGAGATGCAAAATCAGTTAGCGGATTCACCCGCGCCAGAACAGGCACCGACGGCAGAGCCTGTAGCTGAAGAAACACTAGCGCCGGAGAATGACCAGCCGACCGAGCAGCAGACCAAGACCTTCACACAAGAAGAGCTTGATGCGATCGTAGGCAAAAGGCTTGCAAGAGAACAAAGGAAGTGGGAACGTGAGCAGAGTCGTAAAGTGCAAACCGCACCTACACCTGCGGAGCTACCGCCTGTCGAGAATTTTGACTCCGTTGATGCGTATGCCGATGCACTGGCAACGCGCAAGGCTGAAGAATTGTTGGCTAAGCGTGAGCTTGAACGGCAACAAATGGATTTTCTTGAGGCGTATCACGACAGAGAAGAGGACGCACGGAGTAAGTATGATGACTTTGAACAAGTTGCGTACAACCCCAAGCTGCCAATCTCTAACGCGATGGCTGAGACGATCCAAGCGTCGGATATTGGCCCTGATATTGCGTATTACTTGGGTTCAAATCCGAAAGAAGCCGCACGTATAGCCGCACTGAATTCGCCTATTTTGCAGGCTAAAGAGATCGGTAAACTGGAAGCAAAAATTACTTCCGAGCCGGTTTTGAAACGAACAACGAGTGCCCCACCGCCCATTGCGCCAATTTCTGGCCGTGGCTCTGGTACACCGTCTTACGATACGACCGACCCTCGTGCTATTAAAAACATGAGTACGTCTGAGTGGATTGAGGCGGATCGCCAGCGTCAGATGAAGAAGTGGGAAGCACAACGTAACCGCTAACTTTTTTAGGAAATAAATATCATGGCAAACTCGATTCTTACCATCGACATGATCACGCGCAAAGCGCTTGAGATTCTCGAAAACAACCTGGTTCTGACCCGTAACGTTAACCGTCAGTACGACGACTCTTTCGCTGTTGAAGGCGCCAAGATTGGCTCCACACTGCGTATCCGTTTACCAGACCGCGCTCTGGTGACTGATGGTGCCGCCCTGCAAGTTCAGGACGACAACGAACAGTTCACCACCCTGACTGTTGCTTCGCAGAAGCACATTGGTGTTAACTTCACCTCTGCCGAACTCACCATGCAGTTGGATGACTTCGCTGAGCGTGTTCTGAAGCCTCGTATTTCGCAGCTGGCTTCCAGCATCGATGCTGACGTCGCTAACTCATACAAAGCCGTCGGTAACTCGGTCGGCACCCCAGGCACCACCCCATCGACTTCGCTCGTTCTGCTGCAAGCTCAGCAGAAGCTGAACGAAAACGCTGCTGTGATGTCGCCACGCTACGCAACTGTTAACCCAGCTGCTAACGCTGGTCTGGTTGAAGGCATGAAAGGTCTGTTTAACCCAACCGACACTATCAGCCGCCAGTTCAAGAACGGCATGATGGGCACCGGCGTTTTGGGCTTTGACGAAGTCAACATGTCTCAGTCGATCAAGCAGCACACCAACGGCGACTGGGGCACTTCCATCACCGTGACTTCGACTGTCACTACCGAAGGCCAGAACACCCTGCCAATCAGCTTTACTGGCTCGTCCAAGACATGGAATGTCGGCGACGTGTTCACCATCGCTGGCGTGTACGCTGTCAACCCACAGACCCGCGAGTCCACTGGTTCGCTGCAGCAGTTCACCGTGACCGCCGCTGCTACTGGTTCTTCCACTGCAACGCTGACCATTTTCCCAGCTCTGTACTCGGCAAGCCAAGCTCTGGCTACCGTGACTTCACTGCCAGCTTCTGGCGCCGTGGTCACCATGCTGGGTGCTGCTACTGGTCAGTACGCACAGAACCTTGTGTACCACAAAGATGCGATCACTTTTGCGACCGCTGACTTGCTGCTGCCACAAGGCGTTGACATGGCTTCCCGCCAAGTCCATAACGGCATCTCGATGCGCGTTGTTCGTCAGTACGACATCAACAACGACCGTCTGCCTTGCCGTATCGACGTTCTGTACGGTTTCAGCACAATCCGTCCGCAAATGGCTTGCCGCGTCTGGGGCTAAGCACTGGTGGGGGCTTCGGCCCCCATTAACGACTTTATTTGAAAGGAAATCATCATGGCAATCCCTAACGGCGGCAGCGCCTATCAATTTTCCGATGGCAACACTAGCGCAGCAAAATCGGTTGGCGGCTCAACCATTCTGTTTGCTAACGGCGCCGGCATTTACTTTTTGACGTCAGCAATTACAGCTAACTCAACCACTACTGATGCTGTAGCGGGTTCGATTGGCATTACTACTAACGCCACCGGCGTCGGCAAGATGTTTATCTCTGACGGCACTAAATGGCAGTTTGCGGTAGTTGCCTAATTTGACCTCGGGGGCTTCGGCCCCCGCTTTTTAAGGATATATCATGGCTAATACCAAAGCTGTTGGCGTCGCGTATTCAGACCCTGAGTTTGAAAGCGTGTCCGTCACGGGTGAAATTACTGCCCCCACCATTACATCAACCGC